GACCTCGACCACGCCCCCGACCTCGACCTCGACCTCGACCACGACCACGACCTCGACCAAGCGGAGTCAAAGCCTGTGCGATTTAGAACTTGTGGTGTCATTTTTGGTCCCTCGGCAGGGCATGAAGCCATTCGCTCGCATCAATTATTCCGCCAAGAGGAACAATAACCTCGGACGGGAAAGGCTCGACCTCATTTAGCGATCCGTTTTTAAGCGCGGTCGCGAAACGCCCGCTATCAGCAATCCATGCGGCATCTGAAAGCACCATGACATGGGCATTTAACAGCTTTAGCTTGCCTGTGTAGTGCATTGTCACCGTTCGAATGAAATAGGATTTTCCCAATTCCATCGGCCAATGAAGTTTTTTCGCTTTTACTTTTTTCTTAACTGACATTTGTTCTCCTTTTTAATGATCCCTTGCCCCAATTATGTTTTCCGCGATAACGCGAACGCCAGGATAAATCAGATTTGCTTGAAGCGCCTTTGCCTGATTATTCAAAAATTTCATATTGGCCTCCAATGCGGACAACGGAACCTCTTTTGCCGCAACCGCACGAACCAACGCCATCAAGTCAATGACCTCGGCCTTGTAATTTTTGCGCGATGAAATACCAGAAATTTTCTGCGCCGGCATTGCCGCAACGATTGGTCTTTCGACAACAACCGGAGCCGCTAGAATTGCATCGGCTGCTTCTTTGCCAGCTATCTGTTCGGCCTCAACAGCCAATGCAAGACGCTCCTCTTCGGCCTGTTTCCTGGCGATTTCTTGCGCTTTGCGTTCAGCCTCACGTCGTTGTCTTTCGCACAAATCAATATATCCACTAATGAGATTTTTAATCGTCAATTCGGAACGTTTCAACGGCGTCATGTGTTTTGTTTCTGCCGCGCAAATCACCTTGTGCGTGTGATCTGCCGCCGCCTTTGGTTCGGCGAATGTTTCCTTAACTTCATTCATCAATCGCTTAACGTTTTTTAAAAGTTCACCAGCCCTGTTGTGTTGTTCTTCGGTCTTAATCTCAAAGCCATCAAGACTCGCGAGAAGAACGTTGGTGTCGAGTTCGATGCCGGAAACGTCCGGCGTATCTGCATTGTTTGTCATAATTCCGCTCCGTGGTTCACGTTGTTTCTTTTCCGCCAATTATTTAAACGGATTGCCGCTTTGAAATCTTCGAAATCGCTCAATTCCTTGTATGGAATCAGCCTGTAAGTCGCATCTTCCCTTAACCAAAGACCGTAACGCTTTGTCCATAGGTCGCGGTAACTTTCTCCAAGTGCCATGACGTAACCGGCCAATTGCAATCCCGTTGTCGCGCCAGGCAAGCCGCTTTTGATGTCCAAAATGATGCGATCGTTTGCTCGCAAATGATGCGCACATACACGATCCAACCGACCGACATATCCCATCGGCACATTGTGAACCATGTGTTCAACAAGAATCGGAACATAACCTGTGTCCTGTTTGAATTTGCGCCAAGCATGCGCGCGCGGCTCAACTTCCGGATGCAAATTCGACCAATCCAAAACCCCCGCATCTTCAAGTTGAGTCGCGGCGTGTACAGCATGCCCGCGTTGACGCGATTCCTCGGTAAACCATTGCGTATCAACAAGCCCGACGCCGCCAATAATCTGCGTTACCGAAGGAATGACCGCCCCATCAAGTCGATATTCGTGTTTTTCTTCATCGAAAGTTATCGTCACACGGCACCGTTTTGTTTGATCCAATCAAGAACCAACGAATACTCGCTCTTGAGAATCTTTTCCGTTGCCGAAAATCCAAACGTGTCTTTCATGAATTTTTTGAAAGCCCCCGTCGAGTTTGGATTCTTGCCAAGCAACTTGAAGATTTCCATTTGCTGAGTCTTGTCGATCGCCCCGTCCTGATAGGAAGGCGCGTCCGGAGCCGTATCAATGGGGTCAAAAGGCGGCGGCTCATCGGACGCTTTCTCCCGTGGTGCGTGTGTGTGAACTTGTGCCGACGGTTGAGTCTGAACAGGTGCCGCAACCGGCGGTTGTGTTTGGAGTTGAATCGGCGCAACCGCTGTCGGGGCGGGCGCTTCCACGGCTTTCGGTGCGTAAGGATTCACGCCCTGGCCATCGTCCGGATTGAAGATTGAGTCAATAGACGCATCGCCATCAACTATCGCGGTGCGCCATCCGGTCATGGTTTCCAAATCATTCAAATCGACATCTTGGACGCCCTTCTTACTAAGGGCCTTGAAAATCTTGTCGCGTGCAACGCCATACTTTTGTTCGAAGAACGCAATTGCCTTTTCCCTGCGCTCCGCCAGGGTTGACGCGTCGCCGACGGCCACCTTTTTCGCCTGCAAATAAATCGTATCGACAAATGTTTTGGGCACCACTCGGAAGATCGCGTTTCGCAAGGCAATCGAACAAGCCGCATTCGCCGTTTGATTAATCATATCCTCGCTGTAACGCTTGCCGTCCTTGGTCGTGATGCGCCGCCTGACCTCGACCGAGAAAGCGACATTACGCTCAAGGTCGTGCGAAACGCCCTGCGCCACAATGAATTTGCCTTCGTCACGAATGACACGCGCCTGGTTGCGCATGTTGCCCCAACAGGAACCAACGATCTCAGCCAACCTCACAGACGGCCCCTCGATCCGCTTGTCCTTGCGCGGCAAGATGTAGAAGCAGGATTCCGCCGTTTCCTGATTCATCGTCGCCATGAACAATGCGTCTTCCTGGAATTTTTTAAGCGATCTCGGATAACGGTGGGCCGTAGCAACTTGGACGTCAATCGACGCCCGGTCGAGTTCGGCGGCAATCATCGCCGTCGTCTCGACCACTTCAATGTCTTCATTCATGATTTTGCTCCTGTTGAATTACCTGGCGATCGGATCGTCGAACCGCAAATCGTCAGCCGATACGCCCAAGACGTCGGCGATGAGAAAAAGATAATCAGCGCTTGGCGTTGAAGATCCTCGTTCCCACAACATCACCGCCGACGCCGTGGTCGAGACTCCGCAAGCGCGTAACGCCTCCGCGAACTTTCTCAACGTCTTGAATCCCGCCCGGATTCTGAGCGTCTTTAATTTGCTTCCGTCAAATCCCATGTCAATCCTGTTTAATATATTGCAAGGAATATGCAAATTAATTTTAGTCGAGTTTTCCATTTCCGCATTTTTTACAATTCTCATTATCGTCTTTCCCGATGTTTCCGCCATGTCCATTCTTGCCGCCATTATCGCCACTGTCTTGATTATCATTTTCATTATCAACGGTTGACGAATCAGGCTTGCCATTCGATCCAAGTGTTTGCCCATCATGATTTCCTGCCGACCATTCATCTTTATATCCTTCGCCATGATTCCATTCTGTGCATGGTTTTTTCGCTGAGATATAAGCTCCTGTGCACGCATTATAGTCAGTATTGTCCCGTATGTTTTGTTGAAATTCACATCGTGAATCCCACGGAGCGGTATAACAAATTGAATTGTCACTTTCGGATTCTCCGTCATTCGATGTCGAAGCGTCATCAATTGATCCAGGATCACGCACAAGAATAGAATCAAAAATTCCGTCTCCATCCATGTCGGCGACAACAAAATCGAAAACCCCATCGCCATCAGAATCAACGCCAATCGCATCAAGCGCGTCATCGCCGTTGGCATCAATGCCTTCCTCTTGGCCATACGAATCAGCCTCGGCCGCCGGGTCATTGAAGTTCTCCAAGATCGATGTTGTGGCGCTGTTGTCCTTGCACAAGTCCGGGAACTCGTTACACATGTTTTCATGCTTATAATATTGATAACCCTCCATGTCCGCGAGCGTCGACAACAGCGAACTTGATGAATCGTCTGAAGACGCCTCGCCAAGCTCCGCTTTACACCCCGACAATCCAACAACAACGGCCGCAAAACTTACGGCTAAAATCACGCTGCTTCTCATAGATGCCCCCTTGATGTCCCCTGCAATGAACCCCACGATCCATTGCAGGGGCCTTGTGCCGGTTCCGCCGGCGCGGTTAAGCCCAACTCAAACTCTTGCAATCGCAATATCCGCCATCACCCACGCGCGGCGCATGCGATTGAAACAATAGTCACAAACGATCTCGTTATCGGCCAATCCTTCCATCATAGCATAATGCCGAAGGAATGGCTTCGATTCTTCAGGTTCCTCGTCAATGCGCTGCGAAATTCCGTCTTCCTCTTGGTTCGATCGATCATTGCCACATTTGCAAAAATTCATGGCTCCCCCCTCAAAAAAGAATGGCCAAAAACAAGAACGCCATCACGAAAGGCGCGCTTATAACCGCCAAAACAATTGCGTTATTCCGTAAATCCATGAGTTCGTCAGTGATGTTCATTTGTCCCCCTTGATGTTTTTGATGCCCAATAAATGCGTAAGATCGAAGGTCAGGTCCCGAAGGCTTTTGGCCTGAATGCGGGCGCTGATGATGTCGTTATTATGCAAGGCTCCGGCAACCTGCCCGGCGGCCTTCACAATGCTTTCGATCTTGGTTTTGATTTCCTTGTCCATGTTTAATATATTAAACAGGATGGGCGGTTAAGTAAAGCCTTTTGTTTAATATATTAAATTATTCAATGGTTACAATGGAATAAAAACGGGGCGGATCGTGGGGTCCGCCCCGTGGAGTGAGCCGCATGCCCTGGGCGTCGGGCTTGCGGTTGTGCCCGGCGGAGGAACGCCGCCGGAATTTGGTAGGTTCAAATCAACTTCTCAGCCCGTAAAATCGATTCCAAATAATCAATGTAATCATCCATTTCGATGAGTTTTTTTTTGATCTCAACGAAATCCCTCGCCGTGATTTTGAGTGCTGATTGGTCACCGACAATCGCACATTCGGGACAATCCGTCGGCGTGCCATCATGATTCATCGGCGTTACCGATGGCCGCTGTTCGAGCAGAAACGGCGAAGGATCTGGCTTAATGATTTTTGTCGCGCTCGCGCAACTCGTGCCAAGCGTCGCGAATATCAACGACAGTAGAAACATTCTGAGAACGTTCTTTGTCACGCTTTTGTTTTTCAAGATTCAACTCCCTGTTGATTCTTTCCCGATCTTGCAACGTATGAAAATTGACTTCGATCACTGCCGACTTTGACTCGATTCGTTTGGCGCGACGTCGCCAATACCATGTGCAAAGCGAAAGCCAAACACATCCGAATGCGTAATAAAGCCAATGCTTCATTTGCCGCCTTCCATTGACGAAACATCAGTGCCCATCTTGGCAATGGCATGCCTCAAAGACGCAAGCCCCGCCGGGGTCAACATGGCCATCGAAATATTATATTGATCTTGTGATATTTTCCCGGCCGCAAGCATGCCAGAAAGGATCGCGGCGACGCCAGAAATGACATAAGTCTTGTGATCGAAAAGAAAATTCCAAACTTTTTTTAAAACGCCCATTGCATGCTCCTTTTATTTTGCAGGTAATTTGTCCCAAACAGCCTTCATGAATCCGACTTTCCAAAGTGCTTCGGCGGCCCGAATTGTTAATCCTGGATGCCAGTCAAAATGGCCCATGTCCTTAAGCGATTTCCAATCACCGCCCCAATCCAAACCAATCGACTTACCGATCTTGCCGAGGTCTTGCCACTGGCATTTCGCGTCCCACGTCCATGCCCCGGTCTTGTCTTGAAAGATGATGTCCACGGCCAATCCGTAATTATGCCAGGACAAGCCCCCGCGCGCTTTTGTGGACCCTGTTTTTCGCGCCAGAATCTCGTTTTGTTGGGCGATCGACCTGTACCCGCTGTACAAGCCAACCTTAAGCCCGTTCGCCTCGGCCTGAGCCAATAGGGCCTTAACCTTATCGATAAAGACCGGATATAAACCGGCAAACTTGTCTTCAATCTTTGCCATCAAAATGCCCTTAAAATCTTATTCCAGTGAATAATCACCCACCCGACAAGGCTCGTGAAGGCCGAAACCGAAAGTGCCATCATGCCGGCCTTGACCTTGAAAGCATCGACCTCGCGTTCAATGTTTCGAAGACGCCCTTCAAGTCCGACCATTTCATCGAGTTTGGATTCAATGCCTTTGAGTTTTTCGTTGATGCCGCCGAGCTCCCGCGCGAGCCTCAATTCGTGTTCTTCGATAGTCATTCAATGCCACCTTTCGAAAGAACGAATCAATAAACGCCGAGCATGATGCGAATAACTCCGTATCCGGTCGATTCTGAATCGTCGCTCTTTTGACGAATCACTTCCATGACGCGGAACTTGGTCTTTTCTGCGCTGTTCATGGCGCAACCATTATCCCCCCACATCACATATTTTGAAGTGATGTCTTCGCCTGTGCGCACGCAAAGCTGGCCGACAAGACCGACCTTAACTTTTTCTTCACGTTCTTCGGTCGGAACATAAATTGCGGATGGGTCAAAGGAATCACTGAGAATTTTGAATTTTGCCATTTCATGAATGGCATCGTCAGGAACGGTCACGCCTTCAGGAATTTCCTCAATATAGAAGATCACAAGATCCATCACGCGAACCGCGTCATCAGGAATCGTCACATCCTCCGGAACCATGAATTCAATATAAGACTTGTGTTCATCTCCCTTGCCCCATGAGACATAACTCGTCATCCATTTTACAACTTCGCGTTCGTTGTATTTGAATCCGCCGAACTCGTTCTTTTTGTATTTCCCCTTCCAGTGGCTCCAATGATTATTTCCGCAAACGGCCGGAGAGGTAGAAATAACACCAATACAATGGTCATCGTCTGACTTTGTTGCACGAATCTTTCCAATATTATCATCAGACAATGACACGAACGTACCGGGAGCAATTTCGTTTCCGTCTTCGCTTTCAAAATACTCAGCATAATCCGCGCCGAGTGAATTCCAAAGACCGTCAGCATAAGCCTCGCCATCACCACGGAGACGGAACTCAAGGTCTTCTCCGCCGGCATCCGCATCAGAATACGCCGTGTAAAATGAATAAGCTGATGTTGCCGCACGACGCACTCCGACAAGCTGCGAAGAATCACTGAATGTCGAACTCGCGTTCGTCATGGCAATGGAATTTTTCCCGGCATGTCTTTGAAGCAAGAACATCGCTCTTACGTTTTCAGAATTCGTTGCTTCAAAACGAAGTTTTGCGGTGGTGTCATCGATGCCGGAAAACCCAGTCCCAATCTGCATGTTGTTCGCATCAGAGATTGTGACTTCCGTGGAGTTTTGAACAGCCGTTCCACCAGTGCCATCCCAACGAACAATGGCGTTATCGGTTGAGGAACCTGGCCCGGTAATTCCACCGCTCGAAGTCGAAGCCTTCGTCGTCGTGTCATTGAAATTTACGCCTGACATAATTCACTCCTCACAGAAAGGAAGGCTCTCCGACATCGAAGAGCCTTGAATTTATTACAACGAGAACCACGCCGAACCTGAACTGTATATCTTGGAGACTCCATAGGCTGCGATAATCTCAACCGTTGTTGACCCATCGATCGTTTCAGCGCCGTTTCCATCGATAATGATTTTCACAGTTGCGGAGGCCGATCCCGATTCATCTTTGATGAAATAGACTTTGCCAGCGGTTGCCGATGCGGCCGTCGGCAAGGTGACTGTGCGGGTCACGCTGAGCGAGGTATATCCGATGATTGTATCGCCGGCGACCGCCGTGTAGTTTGTGTCCGCCACCGTGGTCCGATTCAGGTCGAGCGTGGCATTGGCAAGTGCGGCATTGATCGTTATCGCTCCCGGCGTGCTGTTATCGATGGAAACGTTTGTCCCCGCCGTTAACGTCGCCAGAGTATATCCAGAACCATTTCCTATAAGGAGTTGCCCCGCCGTTGGTGTTGTCGACAATCCTGTTCCGCCATCGGCAACCGAGACGTCCGTCCCGCCAGTGACATAAATAATTCCGCTCACGTCCTGGGCGGTCAATGTTCGAGTCGTGCCGGTCGTGATGCTTGAAGCCTGGAACTTCAAAACCTTGGTTGCATCGCCATCATCGACAATGGAAGTCGAGGCATCGACAAGAGACTTGTTCGTCAAAGTCTGCGTGTCAGTGGTTCCGACAACGGTTCCCGAAGGCGCAGTCTTTGTCGCCCACGAATCAAGATCGGAATCCCATGCTTGGACATCAGTGCCAATCGCAAGGCCAAGCGCTGTTCTCGCGCCGGACGCCGTGGAAGATCCGGTGCCGCCATCGGCAACGGAAACATCATCGCCACCAACCGCATAAGCTTTGTTGGTTGTTTCGTTAAAATTAATGCCTGACATTTAAACCTCTTGTTTAGAGTGAAAACCAATTAACGCCGTCTGAAAACAGTTTGATCAATCCATGATTAGCCGTGATTGTCATCGATGCCGCGCCATCCATAGTTTCCGCCGCAAATGGTGAAACCGTGATGTTGTCAGTGCCGGCATTGCCAGAAGTGTCTTTGATTTCGAATCTGACGTAGGCGTTCAATGTTGGGTCAGGAAGTGTGATTGTATCCCCGCCGCCGGTGATGGCCGTTTTTGTCACCAGCGAAGCGCCAGTCATCGCATTGTTTCCGGCCCCAAAAATATCAACCGAAGAATATGCGAATGAAGATGAGGTCGTGCGCCCAAAACTAACGTCGGCACCTTGATGCAATCTCTGATTAAAGTTGAAAGCCCCAAGCGTCCCGTCAAAATTCAAATCGGTATCGACGCCATTGACGTCATTTATATTTAAAAAATCACCGTTCTCATCGACCAATCTTTGAACGTGAGGGCCGACAAGATCGACAGCGCTAACACGTCCATAAAGCGCGCCATCAGGAATATCATCAAGGTCGAGAGAGACCGCGGGGCCTGTGTCTCCGTTTACCGAAGTAATCGTTCCACTTCCACCGCCGGTTGTTCCGCCAAGTTCGGTTGACATAAAAACCTCACTGATAATTTACAAACACGGAAGCGTCCGTTGCTGATACGGGATTGCAAATGACATCATTATCGGAGACGCAAAACCCAATACCAGTTGAGAACGTGACCCCGGAAGTCGTGAAGAAATCAGTCCCGATGATTGATTGCCGTCCCGAACCAAGGATAAACGAAAGAGTCGGAACGTCAGTCGCAATCGGTGCCGAGGCTTTGTTATGCAAGAGAAGGTAACGCTGCGCCCCGGTTCCGTTCGAGGCCGACGCGGAAAAAACAACACCGCTAGATCCTTTTATGCTTCCGGTTGATGCAGCCTGAAGCGATGTGAATGATGATGGCGGAGTGCCACCAGAAAGACTCCCGCTTACCAATAACTCACCACTTCCATTTGCATGAAGCGGAACGATGTCATTATCGGAATCTGCAACACCGATCGATTGCACGGTCTGATTCGTGATCGGTTCCATTGCCTTTGCAGCAAAGGCCGATCCCGGAAACGCCGCAATAAGTGCGGCCGCAATTATCTTTTTCATTTGGTCCCCTTTGCCACAACGTTTTTGAATCATTCTTCCGGCGGAACAAATCCCGCATCGAGCATCATTTGAATTTTTGCTTTGACCTCATCAAGACGGGTCTGTTCCGCCGCAACGCTTGCTTCAAACATCGCCTGATCGCGCATCAATGTTTGATAACGATCACTTGCAGAAACAGTTTCGAGAACAATAGGTGCCTCTTCAGGCACGCTTTTCACAATAAGATTTCCCGCATCATCAAGTTCATAAGTTTCTTCAGCCATTTGAATCTCCTTTTAAAGTCCTACCGCTGTAAAATTGAAGTCTCCATTTGTTAAAGTTCCAACTCCGTTTTGCGCGTTTGTCCTGCCTAATGTCGCCGTTGTTGTGGTCTTGCCAATTTGAGTAATGACGAAATCATCGCCGTTATTTCCTCCGACAACAGACGTTCCAGTAAAGGCATAAAGCGCATCGCGCGCAGCGGTTTGAAAATTTACCTGATAAATTCCGGTGGCTGTTCTTGTAACGCTTGCGACATTGTGTCCTCTCTGAATGGCCATCGGAGTCCCGTTGGCTGCGCCGGTATCAACAAAATAACACCATGCACCATTAACATTATTGTTATAAGTTGCGGCCACAACCGGAGTTGCTGGCGAATTCGTTGTGGAAGTAATACTGCCATTGACAGTCAAGTTCGCAAACGCCTCAATGCCACCATTGGCATTCTGAGAAATGCGAAGCCGCTGCGCGTTCTGCGTAAAGACTTCAATCCAATTGCTTCCTGTGTTGTAATTGATCCAATTCACGCCAGTGAGGCCATCGAAGAAAAGTCTTAAATCCGCATTGACAGCAACGCCTTGTCTCGTCGGGCCGCTGAGATTTACGAAATGGAAAAGAGACAGACTGTTGGCAAAAACTTCGATATTCCCCAACGCGGATCGCAACATGTATTCGGTCTTTGCTCCGCCGTCGAATCCGAGTTGCATGCCGGCGGGAAGATAAAGTCCTTGGCGGCTTGGCGTTGTGAGGTTCAGGAATTGACCAACAACCGAACCGGCGGCCGTGATGTCGACCGACCCATTGATCGAACAACGGATCGCATTTAGATGCGCCGCCCCATCGAGATAAAGGAACTTGGCCGTCGTCAATTGCAAGTCAGCGTTGTTGATCTGAACGTTTACTGACGAGTTGATCTTAAGAGTCGTTGCGCCGCCGACCACGAAATCCAGGACGTTTGCCGATGATTGCGTGATGTATGATTGAAGTAAATGGTCGAAATAAACCTTTTTATTGATTGTGATCCAAAGATCGGCATTGCTTATTCTGACTTCCGACGATGAGTTGATCTTCATCGTGGTCGCGCCGCCCAAAACGAAATCGAGAACATTGTCTGAACTTTGCGTTATGTAAGTGTCGGCAGCGTTATCGAAATATAATTGAAATCCTGCCGGTAACGCGATCCCTTGGCGGGTCGGTCCAGTCAGGTTGATGAATTTAGCTACGACTACGTTTCCGGCGGCAATCTCAAGCGTCCCTGTGCCATTCTTACGAATCCATTCATTGCCGACGCCGGAATCGAAATCGATCTTGGCCCCGGTAAGAATCGACAATTGTCCGGTGGCACCGTTCCATTTTCCTGAAAACGTGACTCCGTTATCGGAAAACAGATTTACGCTTTTTCCATCATATAAATTGATGTCGCCAAATCGATTGCCGCCTGGAAAGAATCGAACCGTTGTGCCGGTATTTGCTGAATAAAGCGTGCCGTTCGGGATGACTTCGATAGTCGAGAATCCAAGGCCATAAGGATCATTTCCGATACTCGTGGTCGTTCGTCTCAACACCATGAAGTCGACGTCAAACTTTGTGGCATCAAGTGATGCCTCGGACACAACGACGTATTGTCCTGTCGTCATTGCCGCATAACTTCCGGCAAGAGTAAGCGTCACAGTGGACGCGGATGTATCAAGCCGCGCAACGACGACCTGATTCGCAGCCAATGTCAAAGTCGAGGCGGGGATTTTGTTCGTGTACCTGACTCCGAACTTGAAAAACTCAATGTCGAAGGTTTTCGATAGGACGGTTGCCCCCGTCGATTCAGTGAAAAGAGCAGGACCATCGCTGCGAATGATCGGCAACGGATTCGTGAAGCCGCGAAGAAAATTCAGGTATTCATAAGTCTGTCTTTGGAGCCAATTGAAAGTATTGTAGGGAGGTTTTTGAAGCGCGTTCCAACCTTCGTCTTTTTGTGCATTCGATGGTTCAACGATGTCGATGCCTGGGTTGTCGGGAGCGGTTGCCCATCTTGGCAGTGTAGGTTCAGTCATGAATCAACTCCTCAAAAAGCCGAAATCGCTGCAAGCTCGCCGCCGGTTGTTGGCGCAAAAACATCGCTGAAACCGAATCCATCAGGATTGCCTTCGAACACGAACGCGTTGCCGTTGTCGTACCATCCAATATGGTAAAGCGTCACTCCGGCGGGAATGATCTCGCGACATAAACTGAGAATTTCGGCGGGCGTAATGACCAAACTTTCAATGTCAATGCTCGCCATGATCGTGATCTCGGCCGGGCGATAGGTGGCATAAAATGATTCCGGCGATTCTGTAATGGTATTGAAAAGACGAATCAGGTTTTCCGCAACGCCCTTGGACGTATTGATTTGAACCCGTGCGCGCAGAAATCGACGGTAGACTTCATCGGTTTTGCCTTTGCGTTTCTCGCCGACAATGGTTCCGAGATTGTCAAGCTGAAGCCCGGTTGCCGTTTCGAGCCAACGCAATTCTTGGATGTCCTTGAGCGCGTCTTCCTGATCTTGGAACGGTCCAACGAACGCGCGGACAACCCCCTCGATTCTTGGTTTGCGAAATTCAGCGGCGAGCCTGGCGACAGCCTCGTCTTCGTGGTCTGTTATGGGTGTAAAATCACTCATATTATAAAATCGTTATCGTCGTTCTTGATGTGTCGAAATCGCCGATCTCATCAAAAGCGTTGACCACGTTATCGTCGAGCGTCGGCGAAACCGTAGTGCCAACGCGAATCACGTAATCTGTGATGCCCTCGATGTCAGAATCGGCAATTGCCGAAGCGATCGATTCCGAGCCAAAAACGATCACGTCGTCACCTATTTTGAAATTCGTCGTGCAATAGGTGACCACGAAATCCCTCAAGGCCGTGTCGCCATCGATCGGGAAATTACCGTCCGTTGTGAGGTCAATTTCGATCCATATATTCACGTCGATCGGACGCGAGAACTTGATGTCTTGGGCGAACCCCTGGCTGTCCGTGATCGTGAAGGTGGTCGTCCCCAAGAGTTCAATGCCGGCGGGGGAAACATCCCAAAGCGCATTTGCAATAATTTCATCTTCGGCACCAAGAACAATGGCCTGAATCGAATGCGGCGGTCGTCCATCACCGTCGGTGACCTGCGTCGGGTTATGGTAGACCGCCGCATCTTCGACTTCATCGATTTCTCGAAGCTTGGAATAAATGGCATTAAGGGTTGCTGTGGCCGATGCCCCAAGGGTTTGATCCCGACGAAGCCGCAACTCGGCATCGGTTTCGATCTCGTTGCCAACAAAGGCGTCCTCGGCATTGGCAAAGGCGTCCCATCCTGCGATAACCGTCTCGATGACTGTGAGACTTCCCGAAGGGGTTTGAACAGCCCCGGCGGTCTCGGCCTCAAGCGTGCATTCGACGTTCGGGAGGACGCCTGTTGTCGTGTTTGTGATCGTAATAACGACGGGCGTTGCCACCAAAAGGAGGGTGTTTGTCCCAACCGTAATGAGATTTTGAGGTTGTTGTCCGTCCCCGCCATCGAACGTTATCGTGAACCCGGTTGTGAAGTTCCCGGTGACCGTAACCGACGTGATCGTCGTCAGGGTTTCAAGGGCGGATTCAACGAATGCCGCACTGGAACCGAACGGTATCGAAGCCGTTTCGTCTCCGTCAAAATTGAGAGTAAAATCCCCCGAATCAGGGACGGCACTGAAATCGATGTCTTGAACGGCATTTGTTCCAGGTCCAATCGTGAATGGCCCGGTCATGACGAATCTCGCATCGGGATTGCCGTTGACTGAAACCACCGCGCCGGACGTTATAATCGTGCCTTGCGTCCCCGTGGCAACCCCTACGGCCGTCGATTTGGTCGCGGCCAGGCGCTCAATCGCTGTGATCGCAACGACGTTATCTAGGCTCGTTCCTGTCGCTGTGGCAGGGTATTGAGAATTGTAGACGACTTCCATGAGTTCCCAAATCAGTGCCTCACGTTCACTGAAAATCCCAACGATCTGACCCAAAAGTTCGGTTGGCAAGAGATTGATGCCGACACCGAGCACGGTTTGAAGTCCCGACTCGATTTCGGCCTTAACGTCTTCAAGCCTCTTAATGACAAGGCCCTGGTCTGTGAGTCCGAAAGTGGTCATTGTATGATCAAGAAATCTCTAAAATCGAGGATTCCCTCTTCAGTGTTTGCCACAAACTCAACATCGGCTTCGCGTGTCGTCGGGAAGTAATCGAAGAGGAAGCTCAAAAGTCCAATCACGCCGGGAGTGTTAATCACAACCGACTTTAAAACTTGCTGCACTGCGACGAAGTTCGCCTGTTTTTGAAACACCGTTTCGAAGTAAGGAACGCCAATCCCGATGTCCAAAAACCACTCGCCAAAAAACAATCGATAACTCGTTTGAATGTGTTGCCGTATGGCCTCGCGGCCAGTCGTCAGCGTCAACTCGTTGTTCGTGACGAGAAGATCGCCGTCATTATCGAGTTGAAAACTGCTCAACGCAACCTCAGTAAATGGTCATCGCCAAGCCCGGCAGTGTTGACCCCGTAAGCCTCGCCGCTGAGTTGAATCTCTTCGACCATTGCTTCGGCGATCGCCTGGCATAATCGATTCAAATATTCGTCAAAGGTATATCCGGTTAAACGTTCGTCATCGATGAGTGCGCTGTCATCGTAAAAAGGCGCAACCAGGGACAACATTTTGCCCTTAAGCCTGGTTTGTAACGCGCCAGAATTTAACATTGCCGCCCCCTGTAAAAGCGTAACACGGTCATTTTTCCGTAGATAAAAAGGTTTTCAATCTTTTTGCCGTTAACGCGAACTCATGATGCCTGAGCTTCTGCGCCCCGGTAGACGTGTAAACAACGGCCTGACGAATGACGCGCAGCATATCATTCAAGATCGAAATCAATTCTTCGCCCTGATTAAATATCTGAATCTTGCCGTTTTTCTTAAGACGGATTTCGAGTTTGTTTTGTCCCTGTTCATCAGCATGATGGATAATGACGTCCTTCTCATTGGCCAAAGGGAACGCTTTGCCGTGAGGATAACCACCGGGGTAGGCCACCGCGTCAGAAAGATGCGTCTGTCGAGTGTCTTCCGGTGCCTTCGTCGCCCCGTTCGACTTCCATTTGTCTAGGCTTCGATTCGAAAACGACAACCAAACATGATCTCCTTTGGCTACCGGCACCGAAATCATGGACGATCCGGATCTCATGAACTTCAAAGGCACGTTATAAATGACTGGCATTTCCTGTTCTTTGCCGTCCTTGTACTTGCGCTTGTATTGTGGCTTGACGTCGACGGTTTGTTTCTTGTGATCATATTTGATGATCTCGGCAGGCATGCCGACGTTCATTGCTCCGGTCCCGGCTTCCACGGCCTGTTTAATGACCTCGGCCATTGTCGGCGGAGCCGCATTATGCGTGTCGTCCTGTTCGACCTTGAAATCTGAGAATGAAGTTTTGAACCCCATGTTATCCCGTCACTCCTTCGCATTCGGCAAGGAAATCACCCTGTTGGCTGTCGCCTGCAAACTTGACCTTCGTCATCTTGAAGACGCCTTGAATGAATTTGCTGTCGAGAATGACCCGCTTGCCTGGCGCGATTCTCGGATTAATCAGACATTTGAACGTCACGCCCTTGTCGGTCTTGGATGGCTTCCCAACAAGTCCCGATGAACTGTTGAGCGTTATCGGAAGGTCGAGAGTCCCCAACGCCTTCGGTAGAATCTGCAAAGCCTCATTTTGAATCGACCATTCAAGATTGTTCGCCTTCGTGATGTCGTTCAAATGATCTCTGGCCATCCCTGAAATCGAATAACCATAATCGTATTTGGTCGTCGGAATGCCAATTTGTGCCCCGCGTGCCAGGCCCATTGCAGTATTCAATTCCTCGATGACCTGCCGCACCGTCGTTCCCGGTGGAAACCCCCGGTCAAGGCGCGACGTGCGAAACCGATTGTCGCCATCGCCGCATTCCAAAGTCGAAATGATGTCGACGTCGTTTTCGGTGTCGTGCGTGCATTTAGTGATGTCGCCTGTGAAAACCACTTCGGAAATGTCGCGATAACCCACCTCCAAACTGACCTTGGCGTTCGACGCCTCAAGCTGTGATCGTGTCGATTCCGCCAGGTTATAGACTTTGATGGTCGCTGTGTTCGGGTTCGATTCGCTCGTTTTCTCGATCTCGAATTGAATCCGAAGTTGGTCGATCGTCCCACCTTGACCGAAGCGTGGTGCTACGTTCAAAACCGCTTTCCTGAGATAAAGTTCGGCCATTTATTCGAACCCCCGGAACAACAATAATGCTTTATCGCCAAGCGCGTCTCTGTCGGCCTCGACGATCTTCTCTGTCGTGTCAAAAAGGATCATCAATCCTTGAGGCAATGACAGGCTTCGGAATCTGCCCATGAGGTCGGTATCGATATGAAGCGGCACGCCCATGAGAATCGGCGTTTCATCCTCGCCCATGATGTCCATAAGCCATCGCGCGAATCGATCGTTCCAACGCACGAAAAAAGTAAGAACTTTATCATCGACCTTCGCCACAAACTTTTGCGCTGGCGTGCCGTTGGTCACCGGAATTTTGATGAGGTCGGCCATTATTGCCTCACATTCGCGAAGTTATCGAGCCATGACTCCGCCCCCGTACTGATGTTTGTAGTGTTCGCGATATTGGTCCCTGCGACCGATGGATTTGGAGGCGGGACAATGCTCGTCGATTGGTTGCCGAGATTGCTCTTTTTCGCGCCTAAGTTCTTTACGCTGTCGGCAAGATTTTCTGTCGAAACAATTGCCTGAGTCTTGGCGATTCTGATTTCCTGCAATGTCGCCGTGAAATAAATCGCGTTTGCTTTGGTGGCCTCACGATCAACCTGAAGGCTTGAAAGGATCATGTTATTGTAGACCGTCAATCCCGTCGTAACCGTGAATGGTTCGCGAGTATTCTGAAGGTCAACAAGGCGGTTGTAAGCATCAATTGATCTCTTGGTTTTCCCAAGCGCATTGAAAATCGTATTGGCCGCGCCTGTGATATTATCAACGACAGCAAAGTTGATGGGCGAGTCTGAAATAACGCCTGTCATGGTCAATTGTTTGGGCTTGATTTGAACGTGGTCAGTGATCTTCGCGCCCTCTTCAACCGGATTCTCTGTGATGTCCGCGCTTGTCACATGGGATTCAGAAATGGAGGCGTCGACGCTAATCGATCCGATCTTCGCTCGCGAGGCTCCGAATAAAATACTGATAAGACTCATCAGACCACCCCGCTTTGCACTGCCCTCGATGTCTGTCGCAAGGCTTCGTTCCACGCTGTTTTAACGGCCTTATTGGCTTCGGCGGCAATGGCCTTCGGATCTGCGTTTGTCGTGGCATTGACGGTGATTGTGCTCGCAACCTGATATGAATTATTGCTGTTAACCGTGCTCGATGTCGGCGCAACCGAACCAGGACCACGGTTAAGAAGTGACGCTCCACCCCCTCCGCCGCCGCCAATTCCCGCGCCTGCTCCCGCACCTGCCGCACCGGCCCCGGTCGTGGTCCCAAGTCCAGGACCACTTAAAAGTTTTCCGGCCTGAAAAAGAAGTCCGATTCCAGGCAAGGCCGACAACAGGTCAGGGAGCGCACTCGCAAGTCGCGTGAAGTCGGCTATGATTGAATTGACTGCCGCCTTGGCCGTTGATTTCATGCTATTGAAAGCCCCTGAAATAACGGTGCCAAGTTTGCTTATTGCGGCACCCGCCGCATCAACCGCATCAACAACTCCATCCAAAATTAACACAATGAAGTCAGAAAGATCCTGAAATGATTCTTTCGCCGCATCGAAAAATTCTGACGCAAAGACATCGCGCTTGAAACCAAGATTTTTGACCCCAAGCATTTTCCCGATGGAATTGAATACCTCTAAGCGTTGCTTGTCGAATTCCATGAGCCGCTGTGAAGCGGCGGCATCGCCATTGAGTGCGCGCTGATAATCGATTGCCAACGAAATTATCTTGCCCCAAACGCCAATCGCCGAACCTATCGCTATAATAGGAATGAGAAGCGGACCAACGAAGGCCAGGGCGCGGCCGAGATTATAGAACGCAAAAGCCAGGTTGCCGACGATATTGGCCAGGTGGAATCCGACAAATAATTTGAATGCGAGAATGATCTTTTCGAAGATCCCTTCGACCCCGCCAAGTTTGTCGATTAGTTCTGGAAGACGCTCCACAAATGATCTGAATGCCAATGCGATTTTGACGATGATCGGTTTTAAAGCCTTGGCAGTCGATGTTAATTGCTTTTGAATCTTTCCGGTCTTGAGTCCGGCGGCACCCCAATCGAGAAAGCTTTTGATGACCTCATGAAATGCCGGCATGAGTTCTGCGCCGAGAAGGTTCGCAAAACCACCAACAACGCCTTGGGCAAGCTGAAAATCATCATTGAATTTGTCGCTTTGCTTAATGACGTCATCGGAAAGGATGAGCCCCAACGCTTTCAGAGCGTCACCAATTTTTGCGATGCGCGGTCCGCCCTGATTCAGCGTAGGAATCAATTCAGCACCGGCGCGACCAAACAATTTAAGTGCCAACGCGGTCTTTGCCGATCCGTTTTCCATCGCGGCAAACTTGTTGGCAACCTCGCCGAAAAGAACTTCCGTCGGTTTGACTTTTCCACTCGCGTCTTTAACGTTGATCCCGATGGACTTAAAAACCTTTGCCGCATCTTTACCGTCTGTCGCGGCCTTCTGAATGGTTTTGCTGAAAAGTTTGAGGCCAGAATTCAATGCCCCTTGTTCAATGCCGGACTGCTTTCCAATGAACTGAAGTTTTTGAAGAAATTCGGCATTGATGCCGATCTTCTGAGAGGTTTCTCCGATTGTATCGCCGAGGTCAGCAACACGTTTTGTAAGAAAGAACAGCGCCCCGCCGGCAGCCCCGGCCACCGCAAAGGCTTTCGTAATACTTCGAACGCTTGAACTGATGGACTTTGCGTTGGCTTTAACGCGGTCCATGCCGCGCTCATATTGTTTGAGCGGGCCTTCGTTGAGGTCAAACCCTAGTCGGGTAATGAGTTCCCTGACCACTGTCACAAATCACCTCTGGCGTTGCGCCCGTTCAATCTCGCGGGCTTCCAATTCCTGCTTTATGTCGAGGGCTTCGTTGGCGTCGGCGAGGTCGTTAATCGTCCAGTGTTCTTCGATCTCGCGCAAAGTGGCGACCTGTGCCAATACCACGCGCCAAACTGCCCAATCGATCATTCCAGAATCTTTTATCGGCGTCCCGCCATCCTCGATGCGCCGAGGGCGGAAGGACTTTCGGCTAAAAAATCGGCGTACTGAAACGAGAGAACGGACTTGAGGAGGTTGAACAAATGACGATAACGACCGGCGAAATGAATGTCGAAGTTGATCGGGACGTTTTTGTACAAGGTCGTTTCGAGAATTTCCTTGATGAGAGCAACAACGCTGTCCTCATCGATTGATTCTCCAAGCGCCGACACGGCTGCGGCAATAAGCCCGATGTTCTGCGTTGCCACATCGGTATCCGCCGTAATGTCTCCGTTCGCCGCCATAGCGGAAAGCGGCTTGCCTATGACCTTGCTGAGTTTTGCCAAGAGCTTAACGCCCTTGGTCGCCGTGTACTGCGTCGTCGAATAGTCTTCGCTATCGACGTTAATCTCCTGCGTCCTCGCCCCCATTCATGCCCCCTTGAATCTTTTTAATTGCCCCCAACGAATGCCACGAGATTGTCCACGCTGAGCACCCACTCGCGCGTACCGGCTTCACGAGCGAACTCGCTGTCCGGAATCTTTTTAACCCAAGCGCTTTCGGCGACATACAACGAGTCTCCCGACGCGTCCTTGATAAGAAGCGGAAAAGAACCGCTGTTTGAAACGCGATCGGCTTCGGCAAAAGCCGAAAGGAACGCGTTGGAATCACTCGATTGCATAAGGGTCGCGGTGACTTCTGCTGAGAAGTTGTTGGATTTGCTGCGCGTGCCTTCGCCATCGGTTCCGACAACGTGCGCCCAAGCGTCTTCGTTGTAAGTGACGGTGACAACCGAACCATCCGAGAATCCGGAAAGCTGAAACCCTCCGGCAATGACGATGACCTGTTTAGGGTCGTAAGTTTTAACGGCCATGTTTCCCCCTCAAAATTAAAGCGTGATCGTTCCGTTGATCTCGACGTTATGGATCGCACCGGCACCGCGCGCAGTGAAGTCGACGTCCGGCAATAGGCGATTTGCCCTGTCGGTAGGACTCACGTCAGCGGCTTTCGGAACGGTCACAACCGGCCGAGGATCGTCGGCCAGGATTTTCTTGGATACGAAGTTGTTCAGGACGCCATAGACGTCGTTTTGGATGATCGCGATGCCGGCATCGGTATAAGGCACCTTTTTCGCGTCAACCAAGGTTTGAAAGACGGCCTCTTCGATTTTGGCTTGGAGGTAGTCTTGCAAGGCATGCGTGATGTCGATGAAACGGCCACTAACCATCTTGCCTTGCATGGTCATGTCCGTGCCGCCGATGGTCACATAGACGTTCAGGTTCTTGTTTTTGGCATTGGTCAATTCGTTGTTGGTCAATGCGTCAGCAACGATCGAGTTCAATTCTTTGAACATCCAAGTCGATGTGCCAGGTTCGTCAGGGAGAACCTTCCCGGCCCATGCGGCATCAATGAAATCGTTGGTGTCGGCATTGTAAATGATCGCGGTACGATCATAATTTTTGGCCTGAAGAACCGACGCAATGTCATCCGTTGCACTCGTAATGACGTCCGCATCCGCCGTGCGCGCGATGTAAATCTTGCGCTTGGATTCGATGTAGGCTGCCGCGACAAGCTGTTCGGCATTGATAACCGATGTCGTGATAAGCAAATACCAGTCCGTGCTTTCGTCGGTGATCTCGTCCAAATCCTCGGCGATGCCGTGATTTGCGATGGTTTCCGTCAAGGTGAAGGTTGGCTGCGAGGCCCCGCCTGTCACCGCGATGTTAGTGATCTCGAAAGGAACGCCGGCAAGAGCGGCCGGAATGGTGAAGTTGTTTCCGGCCACGACCACGGTGCCAATCGAATCGAAAGCTTCGAGAGCGGCCTTCAATGCGGCGGCGGTGGTCGCCTGGTCAGTGGTGAACGTCACCGGGGTCATTGCCACGCCATCGACCTTCAAATTGATGACGTTGCCGGTAATGAAGTCCACGCTGAAGTCGAGTAATTGGACCTGAGCAACGGCGGTTTCCCTGCGCCCAATGGCAATCTGGCGCACTTGCGGTTGCTGCGAGAAGGCCGCCTGCGCGGCCAAATATTCCTCGTCGGTAATTAAAAAGTCATCGGCAACATCAGCGGTGCTCGCATAATACCGAATGCGTTCCGGAAACGTGGCATTATCGCCTAGAATGAGCATCGTGCCGAATCCGGCCTGGCTCACGGTTTTGTCTTGGATCGTGATGTTCACGTCCACGATTTCAGAAATCTCGATCGTCATGAATTCCCCCTTAGTTTAGGCTCACCGTAAATTCGTCACCCGTTTCCGTGTTCGTGAGTTCCACGGTTTCGATCAATCCAACGTCGTCCGTATCGGTAGAGCCGTACCCGAAAAGGACATCCAATTGTGCCCGGTCCTCGAATTCCGTTTCGAGCAAGGCCGTAATGTTCGTGACCTGCGGATCATTTAAAACCGCGAGGCCCTTCGAATAGAAAAGGTCTTCCAAAACCGAAGGCTTTTGAAGCGATGCCCGCGCATCTTCGGCGCGTTGCAATGACCCCGCACCGAAGAATTGCATCATGAATGCGGCGGTCCGTTGTTGTTTGATCGTTTGCATTCCGCCGCCGCTAATCGTTTGTAAAAGCTCATCCTGAAGGCCGAGTTTGGTCACAGTCAAAAGCCTGATCGCGGCGTATGGCTTGGGCGGTTGTGGTGCCGTTTGGTCCATGTAAATCACTGTGACGCCGCCTCCGAGTGTGTCAGAAAGCCATTGCCAAACCGCTGCACGTAATTGGGTGATCGTCACGTATTCACCTCTTGCAAGAACACCTTCCAAAAGTTGAAATCACCCTGCCATTGTTCAACCCTTTGAACCTCAAAATCTCGTCCGTCGTATTCGACCAGGTCCGCTTCGGTGGCGTCTTCTTTGCTGGTCGTATTCAAAAATGTATCCGTGTATCCCTTGATCGTGCGCCGCGTGCGTTGTGCTTCCGGCAGGTCCAAAAGTTCTTTATCGGTCAGCGGTTGAACCGACATCGTGATGTCAAACGTACTTGGCGTTCCTGGAACCCAATCCCCCGCCACCCAAGCCCCGGCCGCCCGACGATTTACCGTTACGGTTTGCCCGAAGGACTGAATGAGGTCGGACGTTTCACTCACGTTTCAAGCTCCCAATTGATCGATTGTCGGAGTCTTCCGGTATCGATTAGAGGCTTACTTGATCCCTTCTGCCTGATCGTCGCGGGAGCATTTGCCGCGAAACCACCGCTTGCGATCTCGCGTTGAATCATCCCCTTGTACTTCTCGCCGATCTTTCCCAAGGCCCCGCTGAACGTCGCCTTGCCATCAAGGACCGCATCCTTTTGCTTGGCGATGAACTCGGAAATCTCCCGATTGCGTGTCTCGAAAGTCTGAGCCATGAACGGACGCGGAGGTATCCCGCGAGACGTTCCAAACTCGTTGTAAGTCGCGACCGATGCCAACGATTGTCCGCCGGCTTCCGATCCCGCATCCGAGAGCACGCCGACTTTCACGGCTTTGCCATCGACCGCCGTGAGTTCGGCGACGATGCGTTTCCAACCCAAATCTCTGTCGATGACGGTGGCCATCAGCAAACAAGGATTGGAGTGATGACGAGGGTCTTGCGAAGTTCTAGGAACTCCAAGCCGTAACTCGTCCCGCCCAAACCCGACATGAAGGTTGTGATCGTTTCGACGCCAGCCAAGTCCGAATAAGATCGCGACAGGTCACCAACGGTTTCGTCAGTGACTTGCCCTCTTGGACTTGCGCCTGAGCCGGTGCCACCATTGGCTCCGCCGGCAACGCTCAACATGTGCGCAGTTAAAAGGATGACGGCCAAGTCGCCAAGGTCAAGCCACTGATCCCGATTCACCCTCAACTCGGCAAACGCGATGAACGTATCAACGCGTGCATCGAGGACAGGCGTTAACTCCGGAGCATAGTTTTTGACCTGTGCCGCAGTTACGCTCATGCCTTTTTAACCATGACGACCTTCTCGATTTGCTTTTCGATCAATGCACGAATGCCGGCACGTTTTTCGATGCCGAGCCATTCCTCAAGGACCGCATGATCGAGGCAATTCGAAACGATCGATCGCGCCTCTTTTTCGCCGACTTTTGAAAGCCCGATCTTCTCGTCAACATTCACGGTGTCATCACTGACCACGTAAACGCCCTTTTTGATGTCATCTTGGACAATCGAATTCGCCGATGCCTTGGCCCATGTCTTTTTGCTCACGGCATTTACGCCAGGCATGAGACGGACCACGGCGGAGGTTCCACGTTCTCCGGCGTAAGCGATCGAGTTAATACGGGCTTCCGTATTGGTTACGAGAACACTTTCCATTCATTGCTCCTTTGGACTGTTTGCTTAAATGCCCTTGGCGAACGAACACGCCAAAGGATAGTAAACGATGACGCCGCCCATGCGCTCGTGGCACGGAACAACGAAATCGAGACCTTCCTCTTGCGGCGCGAATTGTTCGAAATCGGACGGGATTTCCAAGGTCAAAACTTCAGGATCACGACGGTAAGCAACCATCGCATCGAGTCCGCTGAACGAGGCCGACGCATTGAGTTCGTTCAACCAATCCCACATGGTGATTTCCGGGTGATTGGCTTTCAGGAACTCCAAGATCGTCGTGTCGCTCGTGGACGAACGCGGGGTCGTGCTCATGTAAGTGAATTGCTCAATGGGGAACAACACGGTGTTCGCCACTTCGATTCCGAACGTTGCCGATGGAATCGCATTGATGAGCGT